GATCGGCACGAACCTGGCGCGCGGTCATGGATTTTCTCGTGCGTTCACTGAGCAGGGCCATGTGATCGGCCTGGTGAATATCAGGGCCGATCTGGCGTACCAGCAGGGGATCCGCAAGCTGTGGTCGCGGAGTACGCGGTACGACTTCTATTTTCCGGTGTTTGCGCACCTGGGTGAGCAAGCTGTGCTGAACAAGGAGATCTACTCCGACGGTTCAGCTAACGACGCTCTTACGTTCGGTTATCAGGAGCGTTGGGGCGAGTATCGGTACCACCCGTCGATGGTGACGGGTTATTTCAATTCGACCAACGCCACGCCTCTGGATGCGTGGCATTTGGCGCAGAAGTTTACGTCGTTGCCGACGTTGAACGGGACGTTCATTCAGGATTCGACGTATACGCAGTTGCAACGTGGTCTTGCTGCCGGAGCTGCTGCTGCGAATCAGCAGTTTCTGTGCGACATTTTCTTCGACTGTAAGGCTGCTCGGCCTATGCCGATGTACAGCGTCCCCGGCCTGATTGATCACTTCTGATGGGGATCGGATCCGGTGTTACGTCAGGCGCTGCTGCCGGCAGCGCGATCTCGCCGGGCCTCGGGACGGTCGTTGGCGGCCTGTTGGGGGCCGCCTCTGATTTTTTCGGTCAGTCGTCTGCGAACAAGACCAACAAGAAGTTGGCGCGCGAGCAGCGTGATTGGGAAGAGATGATGTCGAATACGGCGGTTCAACGCCGTATGGCAGACCTTAAGGC